CCATATGACTGTACTCTATCTGAATGAATTTCATGATTATGTTTTGTTATCAAATGTGCATAAGTTTTGGCCATTAAATTTTTTCCTTGGTGCTCTTTGGATAAACTGGTTTTCCCAACAATAAAACCTTTTTTTCCATCTGGGTGTGCATCACCGAAAATTGTGCCAACGTGCTCTCCGTTATGGTGAATAAATGTTGCAGCTTGAGTTTTATTTTTTTTGTGTGTTGCATGACTTATATCATAATCACCCATTTTGCTGGTATGGTGTAAATCATAATTTTTTGTAATGCTGTCATTATTCAATTTTCTATGTGGAGAGGTGACAGATATCGCCGCATCTACATGAATTTCCGTTATAAATTCTTTAAAGGTTTTTGACATTTCCTACTCTTTTGTAAGTTTTTTTCCAATATTGTATTTAGGAACTAATTGCCACTCATCTTTCTCTTTGTGAGACAAGATTTTAACTTGAGATAAAAATATTGGTTCTGGAGTTGCTGTTTGATCTTTCTTAACAATTTTAATCAAACCCCAATCTTCTAATAGATTAGCAATAGCATTTCTACGAGATAAATCGTTTTCTGTAATATCGGTGGGCTTACCATCTAAAGCAAACAATTCCTTGAAATGTACCACATAGTACAAACCTTTCTTGTGCAGTATATGACAAGATTGGAATAAAGTTTTATCTTTTTTAGAAGCAACACCAATACGTGTTAGAGTTTCTCTAACTTTTAGAAAATCATCTTTTTCTGCTAAAGTCACTTCAACTAAATCCGTAATATTAATCATGGCTTTTTCACTCCGCCTTTATCTGTTCTTATTTTTATTTCAGCGATTTGTTCAGCCGACAACAGAAGCAAGGCCTCTTTGGCCTTTTGATTGGAGTAACCAAAATACTCTTTTATATGCTCCAAGTCCTTGTCGGTACTAGACTTTTGCCAAGGTTGGAATTTTCTCTTGACAGGTCTAATACTATTTAGAAGGTACTGGTATTGCATATCCTTATCAATTGAATGGTGTTTGTTCACCTCATTGGCATACAATACACAATCCATGTGGTAAGAAAGAGCACGATTGACCATGAAAGGAGAATACTCCTTCAGGTCCACATCGTCACGAAGATAATTAACTTTAGTTTGGAGAATTGATGGAACTATTTCTTTAAATAAATCTGCCACATTAATACTCCGAAACTGTATACTTCTTTAGTTCCTTGATATTTTCGTCAGACATTTTCATTATAGGTATTAAAGCTTCTTGTTCACGGTCAATTAAAATCATAACACGACCATCTTTAGTTCTATAACTTCTTGTAACAAAATTCTTAGGTTCTACTCTGAAAATCCAACCAGCCCATTTATCATAATGTGATGGCGGAGGAACACAGACAAAATATAGCACATCAACTGAACGACATTTGTTTAATTGATTAGGTTTAAATGTAAAAGCGTTTTGCATCACAAAAGGAACTTGTGTTTTAACTTCTACTTTTTTACCATCAACCAACATATCTTTTTCAGAATCATATTTGTTGATTGAAGATTCGACTTTTAAACCGAGACTACTCAACATATTGATTACGACCTTTTCACCAGCAAGGCCAAGCTCATTCATCATTTCTTCTCGGTTCATTTGAACTCACAATCGACCATAATCTCGGTCAAACAGGCAATCAAATTGATTTCAGCATCAGCAACAAAGGCAGCCTGATATTGGTACTTAGCCAATATAAGAACCATAGGAGGTACGGAGTTAGGTTGTAACGCCTCATATAGTTTGTCATAGAGTGTTCTAAAGATTCTTGCAGGATCGTTGTCCAAGTTACTGGTGACCCATTTACGACAGTTAGCAAAGTCTTTTGACTTCAGAGACTTCACTAATTCAGTTAACTGCACATCGGAAACTGATGCAAGAATACCTTTATCAATTGTGCCGCCAATACTATACCGCTGCAACTCATTAAGAATACGGCGATTATCAGGAAAATGTTTTGTAATGACAGCTGCAACCACCTCTTTATCATATTTAACTCCTTCAGTTTCAAGTATATGTTCAACTCTCTTAAAGAATTGTGATGCCATCTTGGCTTTAGAACCATTGGCTTTAAAGTCAATAACGGAACATCTGGAGTGTATTGCATCCATAATTCTATTCTTGAAATTACAAGTAAAGATGAAGGAACAATTGATAGAAACTTCTTCTATGATTCCTCTCAAGGCCTTTTGTGCATCTGCTGTTAGATTGTCAGCTTCATCTATAATAACAACTTTTTTACCGCCAGAGAAACTCATTGATGTGGCATAGTTCTTAACATCAATCTGAATAGTAGAAATGCCACGGTTATCTGATCCATTGATAACCAAGTAGTCAATACCAATCTCATCACACATGGCTTTCGCCACAGTAGTCTTACCGATACCAGCAGTACCTGATAACAACAGATTAGGCACTTCTTTTCTATTTACATATTCCTGAAATGTCCCCTTCATAGTATCAGGAAGAATACAATCCGAAATTTTATGTGGGCGATACTTCTCCACCCACAATGTGTGTTCTATTAACATTCAAATACCTCATAATATAATATAAAAAAATCACTTAACTTCGACTAAAGCTTCATACAGAGATTCAAACTCTGAAGACTCTGTAACTTCATTACGGAAGTTTTGTTTGAATTCTGTTTTAGCAATACGCTTGATGATCTTCTTAGGAATCTTAGAATTTTCATATGATAAGTCTATAATGTCTTTAATAGATTCGTTGAGTGCTTGTATCTTTTGTAAACAAACAACAATCTCATCAATATTGCCTCTGAGATCTTTTAATTGATCTTCATCGAGTGTGCCATAGATTGTATTAATTTTATCAACCATATCAACCTCCGAAAGAAGATAGTTTAACTTCAACAGCAATCCAATAATCTAAATCAACTTTAGTATTGCCAAATGAAGCCAGGCCTTTGGATGAGATTTCAACATCATAGTGACCAGAAATCATTTTAAAATTATCTCTTAAGAATACTGCTTTAAAAGGATTGCCATTACCATCACCGACTTCAATAGAATTACTATGTGATGTTGGATTGCCGTCTGTACCAATCGTACAAGTAGTTGCATAAATCTTACCACCGTCAGATTCAAAAACAATATGTTCAGATTCTAGAATAGCCGCTGATTTCATAATTGATTTGTAATCTTCTTCAGATAAACTAAACTCAGCATCTTTAGATGGTAGAGATAAAGTTTTGTCTGGTGCAGCCACGATTAAATTCTTGGCAGCCTTACGATATTTAAGTTTAGATTTACCAGATTTGAAGATAACATTTTGTTCATCAAATTCTAATTCTGTTCCATCATTGATAGAATATACAGATAAGAATTGATTCAAATCATAGATACAAAAATCATCTTCAATTTGATCTTGTAATGTGGCTTTGGCCAATACAGTCTTATTTGAAGACATGGTTGATAATACCTTGCCTTTTTTGAATTCAATTCCTGAATTAATTGAAGCAAAGTTCTTTAGTACGTTTACGGTATCGGTAGATAGTTTCATTATTTTCTCCATTATATAAATTAATCTTGAGTGTATATTGTATCATGTTCATACAAAAACATCAAGCAACAAATTGCATGAGCAAGGTGGTTTTTACCGGTCTCTTGATCGTTTTGTTCGCCTTCTTTCCATGCCCACATATGACGTTGAGCTGCATCAAAGTACCTACGTTTAGAATCAGGTACTCTAATCCAATTACCAGGTTCATACTTCTGTGCACCAAAAGTCAATATTTCTACTGTAGCTTTCAGAGCATGAGGTGGAAGTAAACCATATTCTAGTTTACCTCCGTCAAACTTACGACCACCAGTAGTGGCCGTTTGAGATGCTTTGACAACATCTTTATTCATCCACAGTCTCCTTAGCTTTTCTGTAAGTACCTAATTCTTTAGAGTCCCAAAACATTTTACCGTGTTTCATGCTTTTTTGTTTAGCCGCTGCATTAAGTCTACGAACTTTATATTCTTCAAAAGTTTCATTTTCAAGACGTTCAGGAACAAATAAATTATCCATTACATTTCTCCAACAAAGTTTGCAACAGCAGGCATATCACCTTTGAAGTGATAAGTACCAATATGGTCAGTCTTCATCCAAGGACATAAGTGAATAGAACCACCCATCTTACGCCACATTTGACAGAACATATAATCTTCTGACAAGTAACGATCAGAACCACCGCCTGTAATCGAATCAATAGTATCAATGACCGTATCAAAGAAAGCGTGTATATAACGTGTACCATCAAAGTGTGCTTGGCCAACATGATCTGGTTTATAACGAATCTGTGGATATTGTTTTTCCATTTGAGCAAAAACATCACGTTTAACTAACATAAAACCAGTACCAATTTCCATTACTTCTAAAGGTTCTGTAACAGAGAATTGTGCAGTACCTTTGACAGGATTAAATACATAGTCACCAGTAACTTTTTCAAGTTCTTGTGGTTCAATATTTGGATTCTTTTCTACTGCCTTCTTAACAGATTTCCATTTGATGGCTTTCTTAGGATAAGGTCCACCAATAACATCTTTGTCTAATGCCAATAAGGCAATAACATCTTTAGGATCAAAGTGAATATCTGAGTCTAAGAATAACAAATGCGTACAATCTGAACGGTGAATAAACTCATCAACCAAATAGTTACGAGCACGAGTGATTAAAGATTCATTGAAAAGAAATGAGAATTTCACCTGTACTCCGTATGCCATACATAGAGCTTGTAAATCTAGACATGCCTTAGCATATAGTCCGTGATTCATACCGCCATACATGGGAGTTGCAATGAATATACTTTTCTTTTGTAATTCTTCTTTCTTGATTGAAATTTCCATTATCTCTCCAAAATATAAACGAAAAAAGGGAGTCCAACTAAATGGACTCCCTCATTAGATTGCCTGATTAGGCATTGAAGTTGTAACCAGCTTGAACAGCTGCACGAACCAAAGCTTTGCTTGGTTTACCTAAACGGTAAATAGAAACTTTAGAACCATCACCACGAGTTCTGGTGTTAGTATAGATACAATGACCTTCTTGTCGAAGTTCAGCGATACGAGCGGCTACGTTCTTGATTCGGAACATAGAACGAGCTTGTCCTACTGAAAAAGAATTGTAACCCTCGTTTTTACTCAAGAAGTTGAGCAACTTTTGTTTAGCTGATAATTTAGCCATAATAAACTCCTAATAATAAAAAATAAAAAAGTCTTGTTTTCACAAGTATTAGTATTATATATCAAA